TGCAAAAGCAGTTAACAATAAACTGCAGGAATTCAAAGAACGCATGGAACGTCTCTGCGGAGATGTATACAAGAAGGCCATGGAGGAATACAAGGCGAAAACCGATGGGAAAGGAAACTTTACATGGTTCAACTTCGACCGCTCAATCAAGATCGAAGTGAGTATCTCCGAACGGATTGACTTTGACGACCTGGCCATTAAAGCCTCAAAGGAGAAACTTGATTCATTTTTGAGCGAGAACCTGAATTCGAAGATGGAATTCGTGAAAGACCTGGTCGTCGATGCATTTTCCACCAGCCGGGGCAAGATCGATACAAAGAAGGTATTTCAACTCATGAAATATCGTTCAAAGATCAGCCATCCACTATTCCAGGAGGCCATCAACATTCTTTCCGACGGGATCCGTCGTCCGGGATCCAAAACCTACTTCCGTATATGGGAACGTGCCGAAGATGGCAGTTATCAATTGATCGAACTTAATTTTTCAGCACTATAACACTAATGGGATGGATCCCGATATTTCACGAAATCTCGATTCTTAATACTTGACATGCCACACCGAATTGAATTATTATCCTATCGAATTATCATTAATAAGCATGCAGGTAATGATATTCCTTCGCCAGAAACAACCGATGATTTGAAGGTTATTGAAGAGCTGATGCGTGAAAAGTATGGAAAGGAAATTAAGATAGATTTTACTTACAGAGATTTAGATTCAAAAAGTATTAAAACCGAAAATGATTTTTTAAAATAACCAGTCGGGATTGAGCTTACCCACTTTTAAGTAAATAATATGCCTGAAATCACATTTAAATTTGAGACAAGAAAAGAGTTGGATGACTTCATTCTTTTGATATATTACAACGGATTAAAGCGTGGAAAGTGCAAGGAATGTGGAGTTTTGCACACCAGGTCAAGTGAGTTCTGTTCTGAAAAGTGTTACAATCGTTGGTATCACCGTGAACAGTATAATCCCAACGAGTGTTCCAAGCCTTTGCCGGAAAAGAAATGTAAAGAATGTGGCAGGAAGTTTTTCGCAAAAAACATTCGTGCTGAGTACTGCTCTCGTCGGTGCAATCAATCAACATACCGCAGAAATAAACGGTTTACTCGAAAGCAAAGACTTAATGTTGCTATTACCAATAGTCCACGGAAGGTTAGCACATATGAGTCGGCAAGAACACACCTGGCTTCATTACCTGCAATAGCTCCCATTAAAAGACCTGGATATGTAGAATCATTTCAATAATTACTCATAATGAACCGCTGCAGCCGCCAACATGGCGGTTGCAGGACATTATGCACCATTTAAATTTAAAAAAAAATGGATTTTCAAACACCAATACAAGTTGCAGAATATATGTGCAGTTTAATTCCTCCTGGTACCCGGACTGTTTTGGAGCCAACACCAGGAGAAGGGAATATATTACGCTATTTGGAAGATTATAAAGTGACTGCGCCTGATAATTTCTTCGCACTGCAGAAGGATCGTTTTGATTGTGTTGTCATGAATCCTCCGTTCAGTTCAAAATATGCTTATGGGGTACCGGATGATTTTGAACATAAAGGGATGAGACTTGGTTACTACGTTCTTACTGAGTGCATGAAAATGTCAGATCATATTATTGCTCTTATGCCTTGGTTTACGATATCAGATTCTGATGTTCGCCTCAGGTACCTGAAGTGGTTCGGCCTAAAATCAATAACAGCACTACCCCGGAAGACATTTCAATATGCCAGGATTCAAACCTGTGTGTTTGAACTTCAAAAAGGGTATTGTGAAGATACCTTGTTCAGAGTGTATGATCAAATTTATTGTTTATAATGTGCCGATATACGCCATATGGCGTATATCATCCAAAAACAAAAAATAACCGCTATGAAATTCACCATCAAAGCCGGCAGGCATTATGCAAACAAGATCCTCGCAATGCGAATCATGTGGGGAAATGATCTGAGGTTCCGCTTTAAGATCAGTCGCACGGCCATGTACGATCCGGCCACGGTGATCAATGGCTGGAGCAAGGTGTTCGGTATTTCCGAACCACTGGGCCATCGCAACTCATGCCGGCTGGTGTTCATGGTTACGGCACTGGGGATGCAGATAGGCATGTACTGCTATTTAAATGGCGTTTCACCGCAAGAAAATGAGAATTTAAAGAAGTCCTTCGGCTTTATAGAACCAGATTTATGGTACATATGCTCGATCGAGCGGTCGAAGTCGTACTATAAGATGTCGGTCGTGGGCAACCTGTTCTGGTCACTTCCACTGGCGATGCCTGCCTGCCGCTGGATCCTGCCTTTTCGGTTTTTGCTACACCCGTACATCGGCGGGCGGTTCACCCTGGGCAATGATTGCACCATTGAAATCGAAAGAATAAAATGAAACACACCATCGGCCGTCACCGGAGGCTTTATAAGCTCTTTCATGATACCAGCACTGAGAAATACAGGCATGATCTGGTTGCGAGCTTTTCCGATGGTCGTACAACCAACAGCGCGGAGCTGAGTGACCTGGAGGTTGATGAACTTGTCCGCCACCTGGAGAAGATCACTCCTGTGGATCATGGCACCACCCTCTCCGGGGTTGATTATAAAGGTCAGCAGATGCGCCGCAGGATCCTCTCGCTCTGTTACACCATCGGTTGGGTGGTATGGGACACTGAGAAAAAGAAACACCAGGTGGATTTCGATCGCCTGGATAAATGGATGCTTAAGTATGGCTATCTGCATAAGCCGCTCAACGATTATTTTTATGCTGAGCTGCAGAAGCTGGTGGTTCAGTTTGAAAACCTGTCACAGGAAACGCTAACTCCGGTAAAATGAACGCCGATAACACGAAATTCACATTGACAAGTTCCCAGTTCATCGGGGAAGTATTACTGTCGTTTGATGCAAAGGGGTTCCTGGTGATGTACGACGCTTCAGGGGCAACACTATCCGAAAATCAGATGGACTGGCTGGTCAATGAACTTCCCCGCAGGATCGAAGATATTAAACAATTGCTGGGGAATTCAAAAACGGCGAAGCTGACCGAGCTCAAAGAACAGATCACTTTTGACATGTTCTGGGCCAGATACGACGAGAAAATCCGCTCATCAAAAAAGAGGGCCATCGGCAAGTGGAATAAAATGACAGAAACCCAGCGAAACAAGGCCTACAAATTCATATCTGTGTACGAGTCGCACATACTGCCGGGTACCTTTAAAAAATACGCTGAAACCTATTTAAATGCCGAATTATGGAACAACTGACAACAAACCGCCAGGGACGAATATTAGAACTTGCAATGTTGACAAAAAAAGTCAACCTGAAGCTATCGTCTTCGGAGTTAAAGTCACTCGTGATGCTCATGCAGCATTACTTCATACACCGTCCCTTGATCTGCATGGATGATAAGCAGCGGGTTTTTCAAATCTACATGCTGTATGAAAAAAAGATCAGACCAAAGCAGCTCCAGTTAAAAAGCAAATTCATGCTCCGCCTCGACATGTCGCAAGCCTCTGCATTATTTGGGATGTTCCGGGATATGGAGCTCGAAGGATACCCTTATGAGCAAAACCTGTGTTATTATATCACCCGTGAAATAGACCATCAAACCGCGTAACATGAAACGCTCCAGGATCCATACCCTTCAGGGCACTCCCAAACGCCGTCGCGGTCGCGATCCCGAGCTGATCCGCCGGCGCGATATGAAACTGATCATGCGGTTTCATGAGGAGACCGAGGTAAGGCGCCGCCGGTTCGACGATGTGGTAAGAGACCTGTCGCTCGATGAGTTCTTTATCAGCGAAGATCGTATATGGCTCATCATACGCCGAAACCTGCCTACCCTGGACAAGATTGCCAAAGGCGAACACGTGGAGCTCGAGATGGTGAGCCGCGATAAAAATCAATTGAATCTTTTTTGATAATTTAGCAAACAATCAGTACTAACCTAAAACAAACAGTATGCAAGAATCATTCGGAATTTTTACGTTGATCGGAATTCTGTTTATAATCGGAATTTTCGTTCTTGTCTTTTGGGCACTTCGCCCGGTAGTTCTCTGGTACTACAACATCAATGAGATGATTAAGAACCAGCAAAAGCAGATCAGCTTGCTCGGCAGTATTCTCAATGAGATCGTTGACTCCAACGATCATAAAAAAGAGCAGCCACCCAAAGAAGGGTAGAACTAACCACCCCCTGTTAATAAAATTTCATCGCTCTTTGTCATATTCGATTATTCTGTTGTATATTTGCCCCGCTACCAATTCTATTATCATGGGGACATTCCCAAAGACAGAACAGAAACAGACCGGCACACGGGTGAAAGTCCCGAGCTCTTCTTATTGCCCCGCAATAGGATTGGTAGCAGTGACCGGTCTCTTTTTTTTACCTAAATCAAAGTACAATGCTACCAAACAAAGAGCAGGGCAGTATTCTGCCCACCGTGTTCAGCTTTGATGAACACCATCCGTTAAGGACAATCGTCCTTGAAGATCAACCCTGGTTCGCAGCAATAGATGTTTGCGACATTCTTGATCACACAAATCCAAGTAAAGTAATTAAAAGGCTCGATGATGATGAACGGGCTAAACTTTTGGCAGGTCGTCAAGGAGCAACTTGGTTCGTTAATGAATCTGGTCTCTATGGTCTCGTCTTCAGATCAAACAAACCCGAAGCCCGCCGGTTCCGCAAATGGGTGACAAGCGAAGTAATGCCCACCCTCCGCCGCAAAGGCTCCTACTCCATGACCGTCGCCCCCGATCTGCTGGGTCTTAACGGTGTCATCATCGAGGGCCATCCCTACTACGACTACCTGGAACTGCTGACCCGGCTTCGTTTTTCAACCACCTCGGGCAGCAAGGATCACCGCCGGCGCAAGAACCCGCAGGAGTTTTGCACCTTAAACGAGCGCATTCGCGTGAGCGGCAACTATGCCGGCTACATCATGCGCATGGCCCGCGTGCGCAAGGAGCAGGCAGAGATCCGTGAACGCAGGATCAAGTTCATGAATCAGTTGGAGGATAAACGGGCATCCACGCAGTTTCAACTTTTCGAGAAAGGAGGCATCAATGCTGAAAATTAAAGGAGATAAGGCTGAGTTGGTTCTTCCAGAATTCAGCTGTGAGGAAATTAAAAACCGCATTATTTCGCTCACCTCACTGGTAAAAGCAGCCGACCGCGAACTGATCACCGATGTGCACATCTACTGGGCCATGACCATGATTGAGGAGTATCTTCCCGATGAAAGCCTGATGACGGGTAAGTGATAATTATCCCGATTTTTTTAGAGAAAGACCCTGCCGGAAGGTGGGGTTTTTTGTTTATATAAAACAATTTTCAGACTTTTGTGCCGTTTTTGTGTAAAGTTTGTGCGGAAAATTAAGATTTCATATTACCTTTGTTAAAAAAGCGGGTTATGCTCGAGAAAGAATTTCAATATTATATTGATCACCAGGCTGAATTTGTACAAAAATACCAGGGAAAGTTCATCGTGCTGGTAGGTGAAGAATTGATCGGAGTCCACGATACGCTTGAGGATGCTATTATTGAAACCGGTAAGATACATAAGCCTGGCACCTTTTTAGTTCAGGAATGCCAGCCCGGAAAGGATAATTACACGCTTACGTTTCACTCCAGAGCGGTTTTCGCATAGTTTATGACGCAGATACCCATCCACGCCATTTCCAATTATAATACCGGGATTGCATCCATGATTTGTACACCGATAGATGTAATAGACATCGTATCTGGTGCCAGTAAAAAGACATTTGGTCTCTGGGACACAGGAGCAACCTCATCTATGATAACCAATGCGGTAGCGCGTCAACTTAACTTAACCCCACTCGGGAAACGCCAGGTGATGGGGGTGCATACCTCAAAATTGGTTGACACCTATGCCATCAAACTCAGATTGAATAATACGAATGTAGTGTTTAACATTATCGTTGCAGAATGCGATTCTCTTGGACCGGATGGCACGATTGATATGCTCATAGGCATGGATGTTATCACAAAAGGAGACTTCAGCATAACGAATTTTCAGGGCAATACAGTGATGTCATTTCGAATGCCATCCATTCAGAAAATTGACTTTGTTGAAGGGATAAACCAACATCATCCCATCGTTACAGATAAGCCTCCGTTAAGGAATCAGCACTGTTTATGCGGCAGTGGTAAAAAGTACAAACACTGTTGCGGAAAAGGAAAGCAATAGAAGCCCGCCCCGAGCGGGTTTTTTTATGTCCGGGCGTGAAGCACTACATCGAACTTGGGTGTTACCTCTACCTCGGTCATATCGCGAACAGCGGACATGTCGGTAACTTTAGCCTGGAACACTTCGGTTTCCAGGATCATCTCCTCATGATCATGGTTGGGCAGGGTCTGCACCCTGACGAACGGGCCGCTGTAAGTGGTATGCCAGCCATGCAGGCAGAGGTTAACGGCATCGGGCAGGTCAAGGTAAGCCAGGGCGGCATCCTGATCCCCTGAGGCGTCTCTTGCCGAGGCCTTGGTTTTGTGAACCAGGTGAAGATGTACCTGGATGTCGGCCTCCTGAACACCATTGCTGAGTTCCCTCCAGGTGATGGATTTGAATTCAATAAACACGGCCGGGAACTTAAAAGGCCGCTCCTTGGCCATAAATTCAACCTGCTTGTTCCAGATATCGAAATGCTGAATGGTTTGTGTAAATACATCTTCAGTAACACCGTCAGTGGTTACTTCGGTGGTGACGCCGATCTTCTTGAGCTGGGTGATCAGGTCGGTATAAAGGGTCTTTCTCATGACATGATGCGTTTGATGTCGGTTAATAATACATTCTTAATGCCCTGGGTCAGGTCGCGGCTGTTGCCTATGTACCGGCGTTTTGGAATGACAACGGTAAGTTTTGTTTTTTTTGTCAAGGCCATGCCCATGTACATCGGGTTCTTGGTCTTAAGGAACATGGCCCGGGCCCAGGCGCGGCTTTTGGGTGTTACCGATGGGTGGGTCTCTCCCCCTTCGTTGTGGATCCTGGCATAAGGCTTCAGGCTTCCGCCGGCGCGAACGATAACCGACCGGGGGCCGGCCTTCAGGTAGTGGATCGTATCCGCCAGGCCGTTGGAATTCTTGCTCCTGAGCGTGGGGTAATTGTTATCGACCTTTTTTCGTGGCCAGGGATTAAATGAACCATCACGCCATCCCTGCTCCTCAAACCGCATCTTCGAAAACTTCACGGCCTCTGTACCCACGATATCTGGCATGCGATCGAAGAACCTCTCCAGGGTTTCAAGTCTTTTCGTTACGTCTTCTTTGATGGGCATTTAAACAATTTTTAAACGCTGTGTATCAAATGTTAAAATCTGTTGTATCTTTGCAGAGACGGGAAGAAATTCCTGTCGCCACGCAGAAGGCGGTTCGTGTTCATCACTGACCGCCTTTTGTGGTTTTATCAAGCATACGCCGGTAGGATCCCTTGCGCAGCAGATCCTCGGTGATGACCGGGTAGAGTTTGGACTTCCAGATCACCTGGAGCCGGCGAACAGATCCCTTGAGCAGCTCTTGTTTCATGTAGTCGATTCCGTTAATGATATCCTGGGCTGTATGTTCATCGCTCAAGTGTATGAGCAGGTTCTCTGCCCTTTGTTTCACGGCTACCCTGATCGAATTGCGAACTGCGGCATACCCGTTCTTGGTCACCGGTGCCTTGATTTCCCAGAGCGAGTTGCTCTTATCCAGTCGGATCACGTCGGGGTAGTGCTCCCCCGGGGTGTTGTAAACCGGAAGCATTCTTACCCTTTCACTTTGATCAGCCAGGAACTTGCATGTGGGATAGTTCGACTTCAGGTCGCTCTTGGGCGTAGTGGCATGCTGATCAACCCACCCCTTGCCATGAGAATCGTACACCCTGGTGTATTGATGCTGGCCCATGTTTTCGGCATCGGCCATGGCGGCCGATGGCACACCTTCCCAGTAGGGATGGTTTTTTGAAAAAACCGTGCCGGTCTTGGCATGGTTAACGTTAAATCCTTGTTTTACCATGCGGTCATATTCACTCTGGCCGGTTTTCTCGTTAACAATTGTTTCCTTCAGCTCTTCGATTACCTGTTGTCCCTGGCTCTCGGGGGGAGGATCGGAGGTGACCGGGTCAACCCAGCACCGGCAATTCCATCCGTTGGGAGGATAGATCTGGTCCCACACCGGATCGGAGGCAGCGAAGATCTTGTTATGAAGGGCCGAGTGCGCATCCCTTACATGGCCATCTGAGCGGGTACGGTACTGCCATGAAGGGTAAATGTCTTTCATGCCAGCCATGCGATTATAGTCAGCGATTCGGGTAGCAGTAACCTGAGCCTGGTTGTACTCGGTACGCAGATAGTTTCCATGAAATTCATTCCCGAGTTTTGCCGCCTGAAGTTTGAAATCATCGAACGACCTGAGCTTTCCCTGCTCGTCTCTGAGCTGCCGGGAGAGCTGAACGATTTCCTGAAAGTTCTTTGCCGCCGAGAAACGGTAAACGTTGCGCTCCAGTGCCTTTATTTTCTCCCCGTCGTCCGTAGCGTAGTCTATCGCCTGATCATCGATCTTAAGGCCACGTTTGACCGCGTCCATGTAAATTTTACCAGTAGTCCTGGTCAGCTCGGGGTCTACTTTGCCCCCGGGTATCTTTTTCTGGTAAACTTTAGTGACCAGGGAAGCCCATGCCCGGGAGAGTTCTCCCATGAGCTTCTTATCCGAGGGATCATCGGCCAGCTTTACTTCCGATCCGCCTTTGATATGATACAAGGTATCGAGCACACTCTTGCGCATGCCCCCGCGCGGGGGGCTCAGTCGAAAAAATTGGATGCTCCGGAGGATTGTTTCTTGCCGGTGATGGGGATGTTGTATTTCTCGGCAAAATAGGCAGGATCCACCTCATAGTTATTCAGCATCAGTTCATCGATGGACAGCTGCTCCTCGGGAGTATATTCGATTGATTCGTCCCAGTCGAACCGGTGGCCGTCGAACTTGAACCCGTGAATCCGAAGGAATGGAAGCAGCTTTCCGTTCACCAGGTCACGCACAAAGTCGGCATCCTGATCGCACAGGTCGCGAAACCCGCGTTCGTGCACTTCACCCTGCGACTTGCTGGATCCGTCATCCATGGTCATGGTGCTGCCGGTGATGAGCTTACTCATTTCGGCATTGCACAAAAGGATTCGCTTGTCGTACACGTTGTAGGCATCGCCCCGGGTGGTCTCCTTGATTTCGATCGTGGTGCCGTCGGGAAAGAGTCCCCAGGCTGCGGCTCCCATTTCATCTAACATCGTTTCGATCTTACTTCGTTCCTTCGGGTCGCGTGAAGTTGTCGTACCGATCCGGATTGGCATGCCGAATATTTCACCGAACTGATCCCAGTATGCTGCCATGTTCTTTTTACTGATGGCATGCGGGCAGGCCTTCAGCAGCAGTCCCAGGTTTTTGCGATCACCCACGCCGATGCTCCAGTCGCTGAAGGGAGGCATGGTGAAATCATAACCTTTTTTCCATTCATCCATCGGGTCGCGGATAATGCGGTTGTACTCGGGCACTACATGCTCGCGGGGAACCAGTTTGATTTCTTCAAACATGGGGATCCCGGTAATGGGATCGGCAATGAGGTTTCCAAATTCGATGAGCGAATAACCGTAGAAGATAGAGTCCAGGGCGAGGTTCACGAACTGTTTGAACCACGATGTCTCGAGTATCTGCGTAAGATCAGGATTTTCGGCCTTTGTCTTGGCATTAACGATCTTGAAGCTCTTGCGCAGGGTCTGAATCTTGCGGTTGCCGATTGCTCCGCTCAGGTGGCTGTCAATATCCGTATCGACATAGATATCCATGAGCCGGCTGCGGCGGGGATTCTCAACGTTGATAGCCAGTTGCCATGCAGTGCGCCAGAAGTCGATATCCTTCTTGGTGAGGGTTCGGGTTTTAATGGCCAGGTCGATAAGGATCTGTGTGGCCTTGGCTACGGATTTCTTATCGGCCAGGGTATAGGTATTAAAGCCGATGGTTTTGGTTTGTGTTCTGGGTGCCATGTTTTTATAGGGATTACCAATCGTATTTCTGACGAGTTTGAGATCCCCAGTTACAAGGCAGGGGATCGGTTGCATCGGCTGCCGGCGATGGCAGAACCGGTGTGATGTTGCCCTTGGCTACTTCGCTGAGCCACTTCAGGGCATCTTCGTAACGCAGCCGGCGGTTTTCAAGGCCCATGCGCCCGGGCAGCTGAGAGTGCATGTGATAAAGCGCTATATCCATCATCCGCATAATGATCTCGCTGGAGCGATCCTCTTCGGTGGCCGTGAAAATGGCCGCACAGTCGAACCTTTGGTTAAGGTAGCCGGTCATCTGGTCCTGAGCCATTGTTTCGGCAAGCGCACGGGCGGCGCTGTCGCTCTGATCAACGATGTCAAGATCGTCGGGGGTGATCAGGGTCTTGTAATCATCTTCGGTTAAGAATGCCATTTTTACCAGGTTTTTGAGTGTTTGCGTTTGCCGATCGATGCGCCGCAGTTTTCCATGCGTACACGTTTTTGGAGGATCCAGATGGCCCCCTCGTCGGCGTCGGGACCATCGTCGTTGATCGAACTGCCTTTTTCAAAGGCCAGGGTCTGATCCACGCCCATGATCATGTGAGCTGAAGTGCGGCGAGCCATGTTGTAAGTCACATAACCACGTTCCCAAAGCGGAGCAATGGCCTGGATGCGCATGAATTTATCGGGCTTCTGGCGTTTGTCGCCACGCAGCGGAAGGAAATATCCCCTGATACGTGCTTCGTTCTCGAAATCCTCAAAGAACATGTCCTGGAGGAAGACATCCTCCATGTAAAAGTCAACAGTAACCTCGTCGGGCAGGCTCTCATAAAAGTCGAACATCCATTTAACGGCCTCGGTGATGGTACACTGCTTTACAAAGGCATCTATATTGTATAGCCTCAGGCCGATCTTGCCCCATACCTTCACGGCTTTGAAGTCGTTGGTGGTCTTGGGTTTGTATGATGGGTCGAAATAGGCTACGATATGCTCCATTTTATTAAGCGCCGGGATCTTGTCCCAATGGATCCACTCGTTTTTAAAGATCTTGCCAATTACGGCAGCTTTGTGGAAGTATTCGCGACCGGCCAGGTAGAACCCCATTCGGCGAAACCTTATCTGGAGCTCCTCGGAGGTGTAGTTTTCCTTCCAGGTAGGTTCACCTGTGAAGGTTCCATCGACCGTGGCCATCACTTTGGAGTGCCATATATCGGGACGTTTTGGCTTTGTTTCGTCGGTATCTCCTACAATATGAGCCAGGATAGACTTCGAGTGGATCCTGTTGCCAACCACGATCATGCGGGAGGCCTTGATCAGGAGCGATCCGTAGAGGGATCCCATCACCCACTTGACGGTTTTATCGACACGGTCGGGGTTGAGTACGATTTCATCGTCGTCGATATCATCCACCACGCAGTAATTGGGCCGGCGTTCGCGGTTACGAATTCCACGGGGAGACTGGCCGCGACCATATGCCTTAAAGAGGATCCCGTCGGTAGTTTCAAATTCGCCCTCTTCCCAGGATCCCGATTTCTGCTGAATGCCAAAGTCGGCAATGTATCGCTGGTTCATCTCCAGTTCAGCCTGAAGGTGAGAGAGCAGGTTATTGGCGTCGGTTTCATTCTTTCCCACGATAACCATTCCCAGCATTTCGTCCAGGGCTTTGAGCCAAAGGGGAATGATAACATCGGCATGAACGCTTTTTGCGTGTTCTCGGGGCCATTCCAGTACGGCAAAGATGTTCTTATCAGCCTTTATCTTATTAGCAGCCTCGATCTGGAAGCCGGCGCACTTGGCTTTTGCATAATGCGGGAAGTAATAGTCAACGAAGGCGGAGTAATCCTTTAATAGATTTTGAATGCGTTTGCGAGATACTTCAGCAGATTCAACGATGTCGATCCGGGTCGACTCCTGGACAACGCGACAGAACTCCTTCCAGCGGCTGTATGCCTCGTTATCTCTTATCATAACACATTCATTTTCTCGGTAACGAACAGATCCTGGTAACGGGTGAGCTTCTGAATAAAGGGCAGGTCAATGTCGCGATTGGATTCAGCCAGGGAGCGGATCCACTTGCCGAACTCGATGAACACCTCGATGATCATCACCGGAGAGCTCTTTTTATCCAGCCGTTCGATGAGCGAAGCAAGTTTGGAGAGTTTGTCGGCATTCAAATCGGCGCTGTCACCCTCGAGCATCTTGGATATCTGCATCAGGGTTTTATTGATCAATTCGCCCCGGGTGATGGTGGATGCTGCCCGCTTCTGCTTCCATCCTCCTTTTTCTACCCACTTTGTCATGGTGGTAGGACTCACGCCGATTCGCGAGGCAATGTCTTTTTGCTGTTCGCCTGCCATGTAGAGAAGGAAAGCAAGCTCTTTTTTCGCTTCGTTGCCTTTGGATGTTGCCATGGATACCTGAAGTTTTTCGGCAAAGATGAACCAAAAAGAGGGCGGATACAATAATGTATATTTATCATATATTGATATCATGTTATAAAGTGCAATTATCATGTTATCATAAATTTACCCACTTGCATACTGGATATTTACGATTCATCTTTGCCGAAAAATTATCCAGTGGCAAAATTCCGCGTAACCGATGGCTCAGTCAATTCTCATGGCTTTCGCATTTTGACAGAAGGGATTGACTGTGCCTTATTCGATAAGAACCCCGTTATGCTTTTTATGCATATACGGCCATGGAGCAAGGATGATCCCTTGCCACCGGGCAAATGGATTAACCGCACGGTGGAGGGTGATGCCATGTTCATGGAGCCTGAGTTTGATGCCACGGATGATTATGCAATGAAGATCAAGAGCAAGGTTGACCAGGGCATGTTAAATATGGCCTCGATCGGGATTGACATCATCGAGACCTCCATGGATCCCAAATACCTGCTCCCGGGACAGACCCGCGAAACCGTTACCAAGTGTATCCTTAAAGAGTGCAGTATATGTGACGTGGGGAGCAACTTCAACGCGCTTAAATTATATCGTGATGGCAAGGAGATTAAACTTGCCGACGGCGAAGACAACGAAATTTTACCACTAATCAAACAACAAAAAAACATGAAATCAATCGCAATCAAGTTGGGTCTTGCGGACAATTCGACCGAGGACCAGATCCTTGCCAAGATCGGCGAAATCCTCGCCGCTGCCGAACAGTCGAAGACGGCTAACACCGAGCTCGCAACCACCCTCAAAAAGATCAACGACGATAAGGCAACTGCTCTCGTTGATGAGGCGATCGCCAGCAAGAAGATCACGGCCGACAAAAAAGAAACATTCCTCAAGATGGCATCCAATGACTTCGAAACCTGCAAGGCCGTTCTATCTGCAATCCATCCCCAGGTAAAACCCTCCGACGTTATCGCCCCGGGATCAAAAGCCCCTGATGGTGACAAGGACGACTGGAAAACCCTTTGTGATAAAGGACATAATGCCGTTGAGAAATGCAAGATGGAAGAACCTGAGCATTATCGCAAACTGTATCGCGACCATTACGGCTTCGAAGCCCCACGTGACTAAGTGCACTTAGAGCATATACGCTCCCAACCGACAATTAACCAAAATCAATAATCAATAATCGAAACAATGAAAACGAAAACCATTCTTTCAATCATTTTATCCCTGCTGATCAGTATTTTTACCGGATCGGTAATTGCCGCGGCCACGGGTTTTTCAATGGAGGCCTGCGTGGGCGCATGTGCTGTACTGAGTTTCCTTCCGCTGGCACCCCAGGGTTCGCTGGCAATGGGGGTGCTTAAGGAGATCTGGACTGGAGAGTTAATCAAGGCATTCCGACATGAAAAGACCTTCCTTTCTGAAATCCCTTCGCGCAATGACCTGGTCAATAACAATGCCGTGCACATGGTGGACGTGGGTGCTGATCCCGAGGTGCTGATCAACAATACCACTTATCCCATACCTATTGTTTCGCGTGAGGACGAGGATGTTGCTGTTGGACTTGATAAGTTCGACACGGAGAACACCCGGGTTACACGCGACGAACTCTATGCTTTGTCGTATGACAAGATGGGCAGTGTAATCGAAGGCCATCGCCTGGTGCTCGAGGACAAAACCGCCGACAAGTCGGCACACAGTCTTGCCCCAAACGTGAGTACAAGCGACACCCCGATAATCATGACCGCAGGCGCATCCGACGCCGGAACCTATGCCCGCAAACGCCTTCAGGTTGCCGAGCTCATCACGGCCAAGCGTTACTGCGACGATTTGAAGATCCCACTCCAGGGACGTATCCTGGTTCTTTGCAACCGCCACTTCGAAGATTTGCTGCGCACAGATGAGGTCTTCGCAAAACAGTACAAGGACATTGCCTCCGGTACCGTACTGAACCTTTACGGGTTCAAGATTTACCAGTACCTGAATAACCCGATTTACAAGGTCACCGGTGGTGTGCTCACCAAGAAAACCTTTGGCGCTGCCTCCACCCCGTCCACCGACCAGGACGCCAGCTTCTTCTTCTACAACCAGCGTGCATTCCAGTGCCGCGGTGATGCTGAGATGTTCTACCAGGACGCCTCCACCAATCCCGAGTACCGCCAGAGCGTGGTAGGATTTCGCGTATACCACATCTGCCTGCCCAAGAAGGTGACCGGGTTCGGTGCCATCGTTTCCACGATTGTTTAGTAATTCTAACCCCCTGTATACGACCATGAAAAAGTTTCTCATCCTTGCAGTCGGCCTGATTCTCGTTGCAGCAATCGGTACGACAAACGCCCAGACCAAGGCGTACAAAATGGGGTATAAGGCAAAGACAGCCTTAACCTCATCTACCACCATCAGCGTGACACCTGAAGCAGGAATGTCGCTTACGCTGTATACCCTTGCTGCCGATACCAATGTCACCTTCAGTGCGGTGACAACCTACGCGGTACCGGCAGATATGCTCGTCTTTGAGATCAAAGGCAACACCAGGTCACGAATAATTACCTGGGGAACCAATCTTGACAGCACGAATGATACTATAGCTACAGGAAAAACCTGGACATACTCCTTTATATGGAATGGTACGGCCTTTAAAAAGCTGTGTAAATCCATCACTGATTAATCGGTCGGCAGCGACCAGAAAAATACTGAAGGTCCCGCGCGGTAGAGCAGATGGTAGCTCGCCAGGTTCATACCCTGGAGGCCGTGGGTTCAAGTCCCGCCCGCGCTACAAAAAACCAAGCAGCTTCAAAAACTAAAAGTGAATGGCAGACATGGTGACAGAGAGAGATTTACGAAGACTAAAACTTTGGATGTTGTTACTCCCTTTGATTTCCGTGATAGCAGGAGTAGCAATTCAATATGGATCCCTGACTGCTAATTCGGCCAATATTGAAAAGAATAACGAGCAGCAAAGGATAGAGTACGATAAAAGATTTGAAAGAATTGAACGGGACAAGGCAGATGCAGATGTTGTGGAAATCAAATTCAATGCTGTTGACTGGAAACTGGATCTGATCATGAAGAATTTCAACATACCGTATACACCACCGCCACCCTCAAAGAAATTTGATAACAAATGATGACTGAAAAATTCCATAGACTGATACCTGTTATCCTTGTCAACGAAGGTGGCTTTGTTAACGATAAGGATGATCCTGGAAGAGCCACCAAACTTGGTGTATCCCTTCGCTTTTTACAAAAGACAGGAGACATTGACTTTGACCTGGATGGTGATGGAGATATCGACATCGATGATATCAGGTTGCTTACCCCGGAAGATGCCAAAGAGATTTATCGGGAGTATTTCTGGGATCCCCTGCAGTTGGATAAGTTAATTAACGAGAAGTTATCTCTTCAGGTATTTGATCACTGTGTTAATGCAGGGAAAAAAGCTGCTGTAACCATCTTGCAGAATGTCTGCGGTTCAAAGCCAGATGGTGTAATGGGACCAATGACCATCGCCTCAGCCAATACTTTTTTGGATAACATATCGCTTCGCTACATGCAGGCAAGGAAGGATTGGTATAACGATCTTATTGAAGAAAAGCCAAAATTCGCAAAGTATCGCGCCGGTTGGATTAACCGGGTTAACAATACATACCAGAAATCATGCCAGTTATAGATAAAATAATCAGTCTTGTTTCGGGTGGATTGATCGGCCAGGTCGGCGGGATCATCGATAAGTTCGTAACCACGGATGCCGAGCGTGAAGAGGCCAAGAAGGCACTTACCAACGTTATGCTTGGTGCCGAGCAGCAGATGCAGGATGAACTCACCGAGCGGCTTCGCATCGACATGAACAGCGATTCCTGGCTTTCAAAGAACATCCGTCCCCTGGTACTGATCTTTATTCTGCTTATGTACTCGTTTTTCTCGATCGTGGATGGTAACATGGGACGTGAGATCGTGGGAGGCGTTACGGTACCTGTTTTCAAGATCAATGAAAAGTACGTGGAATTGCTCGGGCAGTGGGGAATGATGATCATGAGTTTCTATTTTGCCTCGCGTGGCGTAGAGAAGATCATCGAAAGCATGGGCCGTTACCAGATGACCAAAAAGAAGCTAAAAGACGAAAAATAATCCCAAATATTCAACATTATGTCAACCCTGAAAAAAGAATTGATCGAAGGCGCAAAAGAGGTCTTCGCAACCTATACGAAAGAAAATGTGATACTGGCCACATCCGATGGAACATATTTTCTTGTTTCGGCCAAAAGCCTGGCCAGGGATCATGCCCGCAAGCAGTCGCTTGGTGAGCCCATTGAGATTACCCGCCAGGAGACTGAAGAGGCTCCGGAAGAAACTCCTGAAGTTACCCAGGACGAAACGCCTGAAGTAACTTCTGAAGAAACTCCGGTGGCCACCGAAGAAACCCCTGAGCCAACCCCTGAGGTGATTCCTGATCCGGTTCACGAGCCGACTCCTGAAGCGGTCAATGGCGGAGCCAACAGTGAGGTAGCCAACCACGAAAAGCCTGTGGCGAAAAAGGCTGCCCCGGTAAAGAAAACCCCGGTAAAGAAGGCAACCAAAAAGTAACATTTTAAAACATAGTACCAATGAACGATTTAACCATTAATAAAGCCAGTGACGGCCTTGGACGCCGCACTCCGAGTGAAGATAAGATATGCGGTTTGCTGGTAAACGGCATCGCGGTAACCGCCGGTGCACAGCTCAGCACGGTTTATCGCCTCAGGTCCCTAACCGACGCTGTTGCACTGGGACTTGACGCCGACTACGACACCACCAACCATTTGCTGGTGTACGAACATATCTCCGAGTTTTTCCGCATCAACCCTTCGGGCGATCTGTACATCATGCTGGTTGCCCAGACAGAGACCTTCGCCGAGATGTGCGACAAAACCGAGGCAGGGAATGCCAAAAAGCTGCTAATATCTGCCGAGGGTGCGATCAAACGCCTGGGTGTGGCTTATAACCCCACCACCCCGGTTACCGACTTCACGGCCACAGCAGCAGCTATACTCAAGGCTCAGGAACTGGCCGAGGATGAATATGTGTTGCACCGGCCGGTGAGCATTATCCTCGAGGGAAAAGGGTACAGTGCAACAGCATCCCCGTTATTTGACTTCAGAGTCCAGAACTCCGAACTCGTGCAGGTTATCTGCGGACAGGCTTTAACGACAGTTAACGCACACGCCAACTTTGCCACCTATGCCGCCCTGGGCACTGCCCTTGGCGCACGGTCGCTGGCAAAGGTGAACGAAAAGTTCTCCTGGGTGGAGAAGTTCAACATGTACGGCGGAAGCCTAACGGTATCGGCCATCGGCGGGGTTGCCATAAAGACTCTATCTGATGGTGTACTCGCTTCAATCGACGAAAAGGGAGCTGTCTTTTTCAGGATCCACACCGGCAAGGCGGGATTGTATTTCAACAACACCCACGCTTGCACCGCCCTCACAAGTGATTATGCCTACAGTGAGAACTCAGAGGTGATCAACAAGGCCGTTCGCCTGATCCGCGAGGCTTTGCTTCCCAAACTCGACAGCCCGGTACTGATCGACACCGTTACCGGAAAACTGCCGGCCCAGGTTGTAAAATCGTGGGAAAGCGCAGGAAGGCGGGCCGTAGAGGAGATGCTTCGCGGAGAAGAGGTGAGCGGCATCGATGTGTACATGGATCCTGATCAGGATGTCCTTTCGACCAACGAACTGGCAATCTCCTTCTGGGTTGTTCCCACCGGATCAGCCTCCAAGATCACCGTTACAATTGGCTTTACAAATCCTTTTTAACCCCTTTAAACAACCTTTATCATGATCCCAAATATTAACGGAACAAGGCATGCGTGGGCCAGCATCAGGACCAATATCCTCGGGCGGACCGTAACCGGCATCTCAGCCATCTCTTACGAGGACACCCAGAACAAAGCCAATAACTATGGCGCCGGCGAATTCCCGGTGAGTCGCGGCATGGGAAAGTACGAAGCCAAGGCTTCGATCACCCTGCACTCCTATGAAACGGATGCGATCCTGGCCACCATGGGACCGGGCAAACGCCTGACCGATATCGCCCCTTTCGACATCGTGGTAACCTACCTGCCAACCGGTAACGACGGCCTCGTTAACCACGTGATCCGCAACTGCGAATTCACAGGCAACAAACGCGACGTTAAGACCGGCGACACCGGCATCGAGACACAGTTCGAGTTAATCGTTTCACATATTGAATGGGTATAGCAATGACACATACAACCAATAATATCGCTACCGACGCCCAGGTAAAGCAGTGGAAGCAACGCTGGGGTGAAGTTCATCAGTTCGATGTAACCATCGACGGTGATGGGAATACAGCAACAGGCTATTTCCGTAAACCAAGCCTGGAGGTGATCGGGGCGTCCCTGTCAAAGGGAGAGAATGACCCTATTGGTAGCGGCAACGTGCTCTTTGAAAACTGCTGGCTTGGAGGCGACGATCGCATCAAGAGCGACGACGAGGCTCGCCTCTCATGTATCATTCACCTGAACAGGCTTTTCAAACTCAGGGCTGTTGAGGTAAAAAAGATATAGGCTCCGGTCTGATTGACCCCT